GGAAATAATAATATATAATAAGATTTTATATTATGAATAAAGTGGATAATTTTAATACATTGCAATACAAGGAGATACAATGTCACAATCATTTGCAGAGCTTAAACGCTCTTCACAGTCCAGTCTGGACGCACTATTAAAAGAAACAAACAAGTTAACATCTAGTACTCAAAAAGGTCAAGACGAACGTTTTTGGCAACCTGCTGTTGACTCTTCTGGTAACGGTACAGCTGTTATTAGATTCTTACCTGCATCTAAAGGAGAAGATATTCCTTGGGTTAGATTATTCAACCATGGCTTTCAAGGTCCTGGTGGATGGTATATTGAAAACTCATTAACTACTTTAGGTAAAGATGATCCTGTAACTAAACATAATAATATGTTATGGAACAGAGGTGATGATGCTGGTAAAGATCAAGCAAGAAAACAGAAAAGAAGATTACTATACATTAGTAATGTTTATATTGTTAAGGATCCAGCTAACCCAGAGAACGAAGGTCAAGTTAAATTATATAGATATGGTAAGAAGATATTTGATATGATTAATGATGCTATGAACCCTGAGTATGAAGATGATACACCAGTCAATCCATTTGACTTTTGGGAAGGTGCAAACTTTAGAATGTCAATTCGTAACTATCAAGGTTACAGAAACTATGATAAGTCTCAGTTTGCTAAACCAAGTAAGTTAGATGAAGATGATTCTAAGATAGAACAAATCTGGGCGAGTCAATATTCTTTGAATGAGTTTATTGATCCAAGTAACTTCAAAACATATCAAGAGTTAGAAGCAAAATTAAACAAAGTTCTAATGACTACTTCTGATGCTACTACAGCAGAAGATGTAGAACTTCAACCTGAGCCTAGTCCTTCAGTAGCACCAGTTAAAGAAACTGTAGCTGCTGCACAGACAGATGATGGTATGGATGATTTTAGAAAGATGTTAGACGACTAAGTTTGGTTTGTACTACCAGTACCTTCGATAAGAGAATTATCATTATTTTTAGTAGATATATCAGGAGCAGATTTACCACCTCCGCCAGCTACTGAAGTATTATTATTAGTAGTACTCTGATCAATGTTATTGGTAGTACCACCAGCATTAGTTTGACTCACTGCAACTGCTTTTGGATCCTGACCTTTTTCTTTTAGTTCTGATCCAGTTCCAGTAGTTTCTGATTTACCAACTTTATCAGCAGCTGCTTGTACTTGTACTTTTTCTGCTGTTACCTTTTGTGTTTTTGCTTGAACAACTTGTTCATCAAATTTTTCAAGTGCTGTAGTTCTTTTTTCTTCAATCTTTTCTTGGATTGTTTTTTGTTGTTCCTTGGTCAAAGATGACAACCCTCTTCGTTTAAATTTTTTGGAAGTGAAAGGATTTTCTTTTCCTGGGTTTTCTTTTTCGAATTCAGCTGCTGCTTCTTCTATAGCCTGGGACTTAAATTCTCTAGTACTTTTAGAAGTTGGTGCTTTATCAGCAATTTTTTCTCTTGCTTTTTCTTGTTCTTCAGGAGTCATATCTGCAACACTTTTTTCACCACCAAAACCAAACTTACTTAAAATTGCATTTATTATTTTTTTGACATTTTCAATAAAATTCTTAAAAAACTTAACTATGCCACCAACTAAGTTACCAATTAATTCAACAGCATCAAAATCTTTTAGACCCTTTGCTATATTTTCAAAACCTAATTTTTCAAGAATAAACGCAATACCTTTTGTCAACAAATTGATTGGCATACCAATAAATCCTTTTAATAATCCTTCAACGGATCCAACTAATCCTCCAAGTATTCCTCCATATTCTTCTTCACCTGCTTTGAAACCCTTAAAGATATCAATGATAGCAAAAATTAAATTTATTCCTGGTAACTTACTTGCAAAAGGAACTAGCTTTCCAAGTGTACTAATAAATCTACCTATACCTTGAAACGCTTTGGTAATAGGTCCAACTGCTTTACCAACATCCATAGTTGTATCAATCAAACCTAATGATGCACCAATAGTTTTTATAAAACCAGTAACTCCACTAAAAATTTTAGCTACACCTCCTACAAAAGCAGGTACAGCAAAAGTTCTTATACCAGCTATAATATTTTCAAAGAATGCATCTATCTTCATTTTTAGTTCTGGAAAATTAGCTGCAAAGAAATCATATAAAACTTTACCAGCTAATAATGTACCAAGAGCTCCAAATATACTGTCTATTAAACTTTTTGATTTTTCTACAAAATTTACTTGAGGTTCTTTTGCATCTTCAATTGGAGTCTCTTCTACTCTCGCACCTTCAACAGATGCTTCTGCAGCTGCAGCTTCTTTTGATTCTTTATCAGCACTCATTGCATCAAGTAGTTGACCACTTAAAAATGCTATACTACCATTAATGTTATCTAAAACATTTCTAATTCTAGCAAGCATATCAGTAGCTGGTTTTAATGCATCACCAAACTCACCTGATAGATCAGTTAATGAACCTCCTTCTGAAGGTCCAGTATCAGCTTTTTCTTTTTCTAATACAACGTCTCTAATCTTCCTAACATTCTCAGTATTAGGCATTATAGGTAATGATGGTGCTGCTGCCTCAGCCATTTTTATCTCCTATTTGCATTTGCATTTTGTTGTCTAATTCTTTCATTTTCTTTTTCTATATAATCTATTAGCATGGCCACATAAAACTTTCTTTCAAATGGTATCATATTATCCAACTCTGTCAATGAATATTTATGGTGTTGCATCAAAGCAAAGTTGGTTTGAAAGTGATTTCCTAGTGATTCATGACTCAAACCAATGAAAAAAAATCCAACAAGCCGTTAAGTTCATGTTCTACTTCTTCACCACATTTCTCACATTTATATTTAATAGTATGTTGTAGTTTAGGCATAGTTTGAAAAAAGTTCATAAACTTAGTCAATTGTTTTTGATCTAAGTCACCTATAAACTTGTCAAGTTCTGTTGGTGTAAAATCATTATAAACCTGATCTTTATCAAACACATTCAAAACACAATCACACATAATATTAAATACTTCCGACATCTTTGTAGTTGCTGGATCTTTATCTCCAAGAAGTTTTAATGAAGGATAACGCATAGTCACTCCAATACTATCATCAATCATGACAATATTACTATGATTTGGATCATTCTTCATCTTCACTTCCTCTAGATTAACTTCTACAGGATTAGGATGATTACATTCTTTATTTTCAATATGTTTAATTTTAAGGTCTATTACTTCACCAACACTTTTAGCTCTTAACTGAAGAAACAACCATTCAATATCAAACAAAGGTAAGTCATGTACAGTCAAAGGTGTCTTAATACATTCTTCTAATATGTTTAAGATAGCTGTTTGTATCTCTTGTTTATCTTTACCTTCTTGAGCCATTAACAAGATTTTTTCTTCTTTGACCAAAAAAGGTCTAAAGACTATCTTTTCTCCTGTTGATGGTAATGTGGTTGTAAACTCAGGTGTTGTTATTTGAGGTAATGGCATTATATCTCCTTAAAAAAATAATTTACTAGCAACTCTCACTGCGTTAAAACCTCCCACTGCTCCTCCAATTGTTTGCTGAGTTCTAGGTGAAAGACCAGATATGGCTCTACCACCTGCTGAAGCAACTGCAGCACCCAAACCAGTTCTATTTAAAAAACCACCAGTTCTAGGTTTTGCAGATGACTCAATTTCGTTAAATGATTCGTCTTGAAAATACTTATAATCAAATACTACATTCAATCTTGCAACATCATTAGATCCCCAATCCATTTGTAAATCTTGGATCGTTCTTGGATATGCTTCTTGTAATGTAAGATTATAAACTTCTTTCAATCCTTCTCTTCCACCTACTTCTGAAAAACAATGTATTGTTACATTGCAGGTGAATTCTTCTAAATAATTCAAATCTTTTGTACCAAATTGTGCATTAGTATCGCCTCTAGTTCTATGAGGACCAACTATTAAATCTTGCCATAGTTCAAAGAATACTTTTTCACTATAATCTTCAGACATAATAAATGTTGCATCAACTGGTTGATATACAGCATTAGTAGGATATTCTCTTACTAGACCATAATTACCTTCTTTATAAGGTGAAGATATAATAATTCTTCCTGGTAAAGATACTCTTTCACATCTAAATGCTAAGTTAGAAATTCCTTCTGTATCCCATGAAACAAATCTTTTATCTTTTTCTTCTTTGAATGCTTTACCAATATTATTTTGAAGATTTCTTATAGCTGAAGTACCTGAAGGCGCAGAAAAAGTTAACATAAAATGAGATAGTTTTGCTACCCCAGTTCTGTTAATAGTACCTTCAAAATTGGATCTTCCATTTGGTGAAACTTTATTTCCCATTACGCTAACATCTTCCTACTTTGTCTTTGAACATAACTTTTACTCTTTTTAACAAATCTCTCTGTTGGTAAAAATAAAGCTGTATCCCATTGATCTGCATTGATCTTAACAAACCTACTTCTAACTCTGTTTACAAGATACCTCTTTACACAAGGTTTAAAAAATCTAAACTTGCTAGCCTTATTTAGTATGTTATAGCTAAGTCTGATACGTGTGTCTTCATCAAAAGTTTTATCAGTTGAAATAGTATATAAACCATCCATCAATCTAGCTCTTAGTTGAGGAGGTAAGTAGTGAAGATTAATTCCAAGAAAGGATCCACTTTCAATTGCTCGTTGTCTTACAAAACCTCTTTTGAATGGAAATACTAATGGAAATCTATCATAATAAGGTAAGTCATCTTTAGTTTTTGGATCATAAAAAAAGTGATACATAAAACCAACTTGAGGTACTCTTGTTAGTTGAATTTTAGGTGCAGTCTTAATTATAGTATTAGGTTGAATACCAGTTGTTTGTCTTGCAAGATTTCTAAACCAATTTCTTGCACTTCTAGTTCGAGCTGGAGTTTGACCTGCCTTAACTCCTTCATCTAATAACTTTTGATAAATGTATGCTACCAACTTTGTATACCCAATTCCTTTTCTGTTATTATTACAAACTCCCAGTCTCTGTCTTCACAGAATTCTCTAGCAGCTTTCCACTTATAAGTATTTATTGCAAATGTCTTAACTTCATTGATATACCTTTTAGTCTTTCTGTTCTGTATTTTTGGTTCTTGAACTTGCTTGTATGGTTTAACTTCAACCATTCTTGTTTTAATCATACCACTCTTATTTCTTACCTTAACTAAGAAATCAGGATAATATCTATGATACTTGCCATCAATTGGGTGTTTATATGGTATAAAAAACTCTTCACTTTGCCACTCTACTATATGCTCATTATTGTCAAAATAAATCATCATCTGTTTTTCCCAAGAACTTCGATAAATAATATTAGTAGGATCGCCTTTATATTTCTTAGGATTTTTAGGTTTAAATAATCCTTTGTACTTTGAGAAGATCATACTGTATTTTATAACTTTATTTTAAGAAAGTCAATTC